GCCGGCCCGGATCCGGCTCGAGCGGGGCCGCCCGATCGAGGAGGTACGTGAGCCAGTCCGCCGGGTGCGCGACGAGCCAGATCGGGACGCCCGCCCGCTGGGCCCAGAACGCGAGCGCCGGCTCCTCGGTGTTCCGGCCCGGGACGTGAGCGGGGACGCCGAGCCGCGTGTCGAACGCGAGCCCGCAGCCGCCCGGATAGTTGACCCAGCGGCCGCGCGCCACGTCGTCGAGCGTCTTGGCCGCAAAGTCCGCGTGCAGAAACGAGCGCGCCCGTGGCCGGAGGATCCGGCCGTGCGTCGTCACGAGCGCCTGGCCGGCCCAATGGTCGACCCAGGCCGCCATGACGTCGGCGTAGTCCGGCGGGTAGGCGAGGTCGTCGTCGCATACGAGATAGAGTCCGTCCCAGGTGTCCGCCCATTGCAGTTTCGTCGCGCTCCCACTCGGGTTGTCCGGATCGAGAACCCACTCGTCGGCGAGCGCCTCGACCTCCGGCGGGACCGCCGTCATCCGATTGCAACTCACGGCCAACCGGTCGACCTGCGGCCGCAAGGACCGCAAGGTCTGACCGATCGGCCGTCCCGGGATCGTGGCGACCGCGGCAAGCCGCGGCCGCCGGATGGTCCCGGTCACGCTCCCCGCTTAGGCGAGCGTGAGCCCGGTCGCCTTGGCGAAGGCCTCGGCGTGCCGGAACTGGATGTCGGCCATTTGGAAGGACGACACCTCGATGATGCCCTGCTTCTTCCCGGAGAACGGATCGACGATCAGCTCGAGCATCCCCCACTCGCCGACCAGCATCTCCCCCCAGGCCCCGAACACGAGCCCGTGCTCGGACGGCGTCGGGGTCGGGGTCGCGCCGAGGTCCGTCCGGACCTGGGTCGAGGCCGCCGCCTTGTAGCCGTTCATCTCCCCGTCCCGGACGCCGCCGGTCCAGATCGGCGCCCCGGAGACGTCGGGGAACGTCTCGGTCTGCTTCGCCACGCCCCGGATCCCCGGGGTCGTGAGGTACGCCATGCCGTCGACGTCCGCGTCCGCGTCGGCGATCGCCGTCTCCATCTCGATCACCTTCGCGTACGAGATCGCGCCGGCGAACGCCACCGCGTTGACGCCGGAGGCGACGTACACACCCTCCGGCTGGTTGTCGCCGCTGCCGGAGCCGTGGATCCCGGCCCGGTCGATGCCGCGCGCGTGGATCGCGACGAGATCCGCCTCGACCAGCGCGTCGACCGAGAGGGCCGCCTGCCGGAGGAGCTGGCGCGTGTAGTAGGTCGACGCCATGAGCGTCTTCGGGCTCAGGGTCACCAGCGTGAGCGCCAGCTCGGTGATGGCCTGGTCGCTGCCCGGGTTCTCCGCGAGCCACTCGGCCACCGCGGCCGCCGTCTGCTTCACGAACGACGCGTTCCCGACCAGGCCCGGGAGGTAGGTTGCGCCGAGCTGCAGGACCATGGCGCGCGCCCGGAGGAGCTCGATGAACCCACGGAACTCGGTGTACACCGCCTCGGCGCCCTTCGTGCTGGTCGCCGTGTCGAGGCCGTCCCGGGTCTGGATCGCGTCCCGGAACTGGCGCGCGCTGGCCAGCAGCGGCCGGAGCGTCTCGAGCGTCTCGGCGTCGAGCGACCCCGCGCGCGTGAGGATCCCGGTGGGGACGAAGATCCCGCCCCGCGCCTTGTACTTCTCCGGGATGTGCTTCTCGAGGGCCCGCGAGACCTCCATCTCGAACCCGGCGGGCTCGCCCTGGCCGGGCGCCCGGACCTCGAGCTGCTGCAGGATCGCCGACCGGAGCGAGTAGTTCCGGATTTCCTGGTCCGTGAGGCCGAGGACGTTGCGGGTGCTCTGGGCCGGCGCCGTCGTCGGCTTCACCGGATTGGCCGCGCGCTCGGTCACGATCTCGCGCGCGGCGTCGGCGAACGACGTGCCCTCGCTGATCCACTTCTCGACGCGCGCCTCGGGCAGGGTGTGCGCCTTGCCCAGGTTCCGGAGGTGCTGCGTCCGGGTGCGTTCCTCGCTCCGGATCTCCTCCACGCTCGGCACGGGCACCGCCGGCGCCGCGTCAGCGTCCACCCGGCCGGCCGGGCCGGCCTTGAGAACTTCCGCCATGTGCTCCCCCCTGGCCGCATCGGCCGGTTGGTTTCGCGCCGGGTCATTCGCCGCGGCGCTCCGTCCCACGCCGACCGTCAGGTCGGCCGGGATCACTTCCCAGGATGCCTCGAGCGGCTCCCAATCGATGAACCGCCACGTCTCGACGTTGTCCTCGTCCACCGCCTCGAGCTGCGCCGCGTGGACGCGGTAGCCGATCGACGTCGTCGAGCGGATCCCGTCGAGGACGTCGGCCTGCACCTCCTGCGCGAACCCGTTGCGCGAGAACTTGGGCACGGCCCGCAGGACGCGGTCCTGGTCGACCGCCCCCTCGATCCACTTGCCGGCGAGCCGGGTCCGCTCGTGTTCGGCGAGCATCGCCATGCCCCGCGCGACCCGCGCGAGCCGCACGCTGCCGACCCCGTGGTCGAGGATCTCGATCCAGTCCGGACCCCACCAGCCACGCCGGCGGACCGGGGCCTCCGAGGAGAGCGCGACGCGGCCGAGGTCGGTGACGCTCGCGAACTCGCCCGCGCCGGTCGCCTTGCCGTCCTCCTCCTCCGGCTCCTTCTCCGGATCGTCGTCCTGGCGCGCCCCGGTGCGGGTCGCGGCCGTGGGCGCCGCGCTCCGCCGGGGGAGGGCGTCGTGCTCGAACTGGTAGAACACGAGGCCCCGATCGTCCCCGCCGGCGTTCCGCTCGGCGATCTTCGCGGCCATCTCCCGCTCGCGTCGGGCCTTGAACGCGGGATCCAGCGGCTTACGCTCCGCCATCGTTCCCTCCTGTGCCGGCGGCGCCGCCGCCGCTGGTGTCGGTCGTCTCGTCGATCGGGCGGCCCGCGAGATCGGTCTCGAGCTTGAGGCCCAACGACTCCGCGAGCTGCTTCTCGGCTTGGAGCTCCTGGAACACTTCCTCGATATCGACGCCGCGCGCCGCGGCCGCCCGGGTCCGGGAGCTGAGGCCGGCGCGGATCGCGAGGATATCGGTCTGCACGTCCTTGAGCGGGTCGACCCACGGCCAGCCGCGCGGCTGGAACGTGAACCGCTCCGGATCCATCGCCTCGAGGTCCTCCGGCGGGAGGTGGCCCATCGTGACGGCCCATGTGAGCCAGCGCGGGAACAGCCGGGCATGGAGCGCGTCGATCAGCTCGGCCTGGTCCACCTGGTAGCGGTCCCGCTCGGCCAGGGTCCCGCTCCGGAGGCTCGAGAAGTTCACGCCCTCGAGGTCGTTCGCGAGCGTGTTGTACGAGACGGCAAGCCCCGCCGCGATCGAGCGCAGCATGGACTTGACGAACGCCGCATACTGTGAGCTCGGATGCGTCGGCGCCCAGCTCGTCACCTTCCAGCCCAGCGGGAGTACGCCGAACTGCCCGGGCTCGCCTTCCGAGAACACCCGGTCCTCGATCTCGCCGTGACCGGTGCGCGGGTCCGGGAGGTTGGCGGCGGTCGGGTCGCGCTCGTAGAACCCCATCCGGATCGCGTTCGACCGCGCCGCCGTGACCTCGGCCTCCTCGTAGCCGGCGGTCATCTTCGCCGCAACCAGCGCCGAGAGGAGGCGCGGCAGCCCGCGACTCTGGCCGGCGCGCGCAGGCTCATACCAGTGGAGGATCTCCCCCGCCGGCACGCGCTGGCGCTCCTGCGTGTGCCACAAGTCGTTCGGGTGGCTCGAGTACACGTGGTACGCGACCGGCTGGCCCCAGGCGTTCACCTCGACGCCGCCCCGGATCTCGTTCTGGCGCGGGCCGGCCGGGATGTTCAACCGGTCGTCGAGCTGGTCCGGATCCAACGCCTGCAGCGCGAACCCGTACGCGTTCCCGAATCCCTCGACCATCCGAAGGAGCGCCTCCCCATCCCGCGCCCACGTCTTCACGAACACGCGCTCGTGGGTCGGGAAACTCCACTTGCCGGCGACGTCACAGAGGTCGGGGCGCGTCCAGCGGAACCAGGCCCGCTCGATCCGGCGGTTCCGCTCGAGGTCCGGGATCTCGGCGCCGGCGGGGCCGCGCTTCACGAGCTGCACGCGGAGCCGGACGCCCTGGGCGCCGACGATCTGTTCCTCGGCCAGCCGGCCCCAGCGGGCGGCCGGGCCCCACGTGCCAACCAGCTCCCGCGACGCGCGCCGGGCGCGCCGCAGATCGCGGAGGACTTCCTTGTCGACCGATTCGATCGGCCGCATGATCCAATCCTGCCAGAGCCGGCCCATGCGGCCGGCGCCCTGGGCGCCCGCCAGCGCGCCCGCGAGCTCGTCGGTGATCTGGACGCGGGCGAACGCGGGGGCGAGCGGGCCCGCCAGGAGCCCGGCGACCGCGGCCGTGAGGAGGCGCAGCTCAGAGCGGATCACGGGATCCCACCGATTGAATGAGGGCGCCGCCGAGCTCGACCCGGAGGCCCTCGGCGAAGAGGTTTCGAAGCCGGTAGAGCTCCGCGATCGGGATCCGCGTGATCTGGGTCCCGTCGATCGTCACGTTCTCGCGGTCCTGGGGCAGCCGGCCCTCGAGGCGGGCGGTGATGAGCTCGAACATCTCTTCGTTGTGGGAGCGCCGCGGCGTCGTGATCGTCGCCGGATCCCGGCGGACCAGGAGGCCGGCACGCCAGACCCGGTGCCGCGCGGTGACGACGTCGTTCTCGTCCCGGGTCTCGACAAAGCCGTGGAGCTGGTAGGCGCCGGCGGGGAGGTTCGTGCTGGCGGCCGGGCCGACGGTGACGAGCCAGCCGCCGCCGTCCTCGGCGACGCCCGCGATCCCATCGGTGAGCTTGCCCGGGCCCTCGAGGTAGTAGGCGAGGAGCCAATCGTCGGCGCTCGAGTAGCCGGCCACGGTGCGCCGCCATTGCCAGGTGTCGCCGGCGGTGACGCGCGAGGGCTCGACCGTGGGGATCGTATCGGCTGGCAGGCTCCGGGCTCCGGGTGGGAACCAAAAACGGCGGGCCTGCACCTCAATGGGAGGACAGGCCCGGCCGTTTGGTTGTGCCCTGCACTACGTACGGGGCGAACCTACACCCGGTCCGGCCCGGTTGTCAACATCAGGGGGCCGGCTCGGCCCGCTGATAGTGCTTCGCGTAGACGACATACCGCGTCCCGCAGCGGTCGCATTGGACCCGCTCGATCGGGCGCTCCGGGTTCTCCTCGAGCCACCGGTCCCGCTCCCAGGAGAACAGTCGGCGGGGCTCGATCCGTTCACAGGACGGGCAGCGGGAGGCGAGGCGCAACATGAGCGGTCCGGTCATCGGTTCCACCCTCCGATAAAGCCGCCGCCGCGTCGGCCGGGCGGGCGGGATGGGGGACGCTCGGCCGCGGGTTGGCCGGTGAGCGCCTCGGCGAAGCGGCCGAGCTGCTGCGTGACGGCCGGGCCCAGCGCGTGCAACGCGGCCAGGTTCCCGACCCAGAGGTCGAGCGCCTCGTTGCGGGCGCGGATCGGCTCGTAGATCCGGCGGAGCTTGCCGCGGCGCCAGCGCCGGCGGACGCGCTCCGCGGTAAGCTCGAGGAGGTAGTCGTGCGAGATCCAGGTCGGGAGGTGCACGTACCCGGGCCCGGCCTCGGCCAGGCGGAGGCGCGAGAACAGGAGGTCCTTCGCGGCGAGGGTCCCGATCGACCAGAGGAGAATCCCGTCTTTGCGCGGCGCCTGGGGACGCACCGCGAGCGGGAAGCCGTCCTCCCCGCGGCCCTTGCTGGCCCAGATCCGCCGGCCCTGCAGCGGCCTGACGAACCGATACACGGACTCCGCCTGATAGCCCGAGTCGATCATGGCCGCCTGGATCGTGAGCGTGCTTCCGGACGCGTGCGGATAGGGCCGCAGGAGCACGTCGCGAAGCCGCTTCCAGACCCACGCGGCGGCGTCGTCCTGCTTCTCGAGCGGGCCGGCACCGAGCCTACCGGGATCGCCGAGCAGCTCGACGTGCCAGTTCAGCCAACTCTCTTCTCCATCGCCCCAGCCGACGACGTCGACCTCGATCCGGTCGGCCTGGACGTCGGCCGCCGCGGTGAGGAGCCCGGCGTGCGTCGGGGCAACCGGTAGTTCCGGATCCGAAAACGCCTCGAGCCGCTCGGTGAGCGTCACGCTGTCGACGCGGCTTCCCTCCTCCTCGTAGCTCTCGGCGAAGATCGTATTCACGACCGCCTGCAGCTTGAGCGGGTTGCCCTGGGCCTCGAGCCACTCGTGCACCAGGTCCTCCCAGGAGATCAGGAGGGAGATCCACGCCGGCACATGGAACGACGCGATCCGCCGACCGGGTTGTGCCGCGATCCAGCGGCCGCCGCGCACGAGCTCGATCTTCGCGGCCTCGTCGATCAGCGCGCCGCATCGCTCGCACGCGAACCGGACGGTCTGCGGCCGGCGCTCGTCCCAGGTGAAGTGCTTGAACTCCACCGTCTGCGCGTGGCCACATTTGCGCTCGAGGCAGCGGACGAACCAGCGGCGTTGATCACCGCGTTCGAACGCGGGCTCGATCCGGGAGATGCCGGCCCGGCCAGGGGAGCTCACGCGGATCATGGTCCGGTCGACGAACGTCCGGGACCGGGCGCGGAGGATCTCGACGGGGTCGCCCTCGCCGCCGACGTCGCCCTTCATGCGGTCCTCTTCGTCGACGATCAGGAGGCTTGCGGGCCGCTGGGCGAGCTCGACCGCGGAGGAGGCCCAGCCGAGGGAGATCGTCCCGCCCGTGTATTCCTTGCGGAACGTGGTGTTCGCGGAGTCGCGCGACTTCCGCGTGCTCACCTTCTCCCGCACCGTCGGCGTGTGCGCGATCAGGCGATCGAGGCGGTCGCGGCTCCACGTCTCGGCCGCGTTCTCCGTCGGGAGGACAATCACGATCGGGCTCGGCCGAAGGTCGACCGACCAGCCCACGAGGTTGAGCTCGACCTCCGTCTTCCCGACCTGGCTCGCGCCCATGACGGCGATCTCCTGGTACGCGGGATCCGCCGCCGCGTCCATGATCTCGACCAGGTAGGGCGTGATGCTGTTCCGCCACCGGCCCGGGGCGTCACCGGTCTCGCTGGGGAGGACGCGTCGCTGCTCGGCCCATTGGGAGGGGAGGAGATCCGGCGCCGGGACGAACGCGCGACGCAGCATCGCCGCCGCGTCGCGCTGTGTGGCCGTGATCGCGCGCGCCCATGGATTATCGGCGGCCCGTCCCGTTCGTGTCCGGGTCGATCTCGTCGGCGACGAGCGCGAGCTTCTCGATGAGCTGGGCAACTAACGGCCGCAGCCGCACGACGGCGTCGCGTCGGCCCTTGATGTTGACCACATCCACCGACCAGCTGGTCGGGATTTTGAGAAGGACCGACCCGAGAGCACCGAGGATCCCATTGAGCATGTCGAGGGCGGCCGCCCGCGGGATGAGTTCCTCGCGTTCGCGATCGACGCGCAGCTCTGCGCGCTCGGCCTCCGCGCGATCGCGGCGCAGCTTCGGTGACTCCGCCTCGCCGGGGCGGCCGGTGCCGTTGCCGGCGCGGAGGTGGCGGAGGTAGGCCCGGATGTTCGCCGCCAGCGCGTAGCGGCCGTGGCCGGCGCGCTCGAGGATCCCCTCCTGCACGAGCTGGCGGATCCGCGCCGGCGTGAGCTCGAGCAGCTCGGCGAGCTCGTCGGCCGAGATGGACCGGTCAAGATCCACCGCGTGCCGACGCTGCTTCTTGGCCGCCACGCGTCACGCGCTCGCATCCCGCAGATGGAGGAGCCACGGCGCACAGCCGCATTGCTCCGTGACGCGCTCCACCGGGACGAGCCCCGTCCCTCCGCACCGTTCGCAATCGCGCCGTGCGTAGCGGGCGATCCGCTCGAGCTCCCCCCGCACGCGGAGGAGGGGACCCGTCGAGAAGAGGGCCGCGGCGCGCGGTTTTCCGAGGTGTACGGCCATCCGGTCGAGCTCCAATCCGGGGGATATTCCGGTTTTCTGAAACGCAAACGCAAACGACGAAACGACTTGACTAACTAGCGTTAGAACGCGCCGCGCGGACC